AAAGAGTTACACCATGGCTAACTTCTCTTTGGATTGGTAATATTCAACTATCTCCTTCATCTGATACATGGTTTGAACCAGAAGTTGTTCCTCAAATTGTTATTAATGAAGAGGGTAATTATGATGCAGAATTAGCTAAGGTAGGGAGTACTGGTTCAACAATTTGGAATTCATGGCAAACACAATGGACAGGAGAAGTTACTACACGAACAGATAGTTGGACAGAGGGTGGTACTCAAGCAACGCCAGACAGATTTAATGTAACAAGAACTATTACTTCTACACCAATTCGTCAGAATCGTACTGGCGTTAATACACAAGTTGCAGAATTAGTTGATCGAAGATCAGAAGGATTTCGGGTTATATCAACAAATGTTATTCCAGTTATACGATCTTCCACAATAACATTTACTGGAGATGGCTTCAGACCTAATACAAAATTGTGGGCATACTTTGATAAGACGAAAGTTAGTTCTTATTGTCAACCAGCAAGTACGTCTTTTACGAGCGATACAACGATTGTTGCTGGAAGTCCTTTGATTACAAATTCAATTGGTAATATTGAAGGAACATTTGTTATACCTGATCCAAAAGTTTCTGGTAATCCTCAATTTTCAACAGGAGAAGTCTTATTTAGACTTACTTCTAGTGAAAGTAATGGTGTGGTTTCGACATCCCATACAGCTGGTACTGCTGGAGATGTAATTTATTATGCAAGTGGAACTTTAGAAACAAAACAAGAAACAATTATTTCAACAAGAAATGCAATAATTGTAAGACATACTGTAAATCAAGAACAGTCTTTTAATACAGAAAATACAGATACCAATAGAGATCCGGCTGGCAACTGGAATGACGAACAAAATGCTCTTGCGGTCGAAAGAGCTCGGGCCGCAGCGGATAGAGCGGCGGCAGATCAAGCAGAACAAGATCAACGTGATCAGGAAGAATCAGACGCCGCTGACGCGGAAGCGGAACGCGCAAATCGCGGGGTTCAGAAGGTTATCGCTAAGAACCCCTACGAGGATGATGACTGGGATTGCGATCCATTAGCACAAACATTTGAAGTGCCTGGCGATGCAACTGGTGTAGCTTCTGGAGTATTTATCACATCTATTGATGTTTATTTTGAATCAAAAGATGATACTCTTCCTGTAACAATGGAAATAAGAAATGTTGTTAATGGGTATCCTGGCCCGAAAGTTTTGCCGTTTGGTAGAGTTGTGAAAGTTCCAGCAGATATGAATCTTTCTTCTACTGCTGCTACTGCAACTACATTTACTTTTCCATCACCAGTTTATGTTGAAAATGAAACAGAATATTGTTTTGCTTTGATTGCAGATACACCAGAACATAAAGTTTGGATTTGTCGAATGGGTGAAACTGATATAGGTGGAAGCAGAACTGTATCGGACCAACCTCATACTGGCGTTTTATTTAAATCTCATAATAATACCGCTTGGGCAATGAGTCCAATGGAAGATATAAAGTTTACTGTAAAGGTCGCAGAGTTTGATACTACTGCTACCGGAGCTGTTGTTTTAGTAAATAAAGATGTTCCAACTTTGACGCTTGGCCGTGATTCCATTGTGATGACAGAAAGCACAGTATTGAAAGTTAAACATAATGATCATCATATGTATTCTACTAGTAATAATGTGACTATTGCTGGAGTTGTATCTGGTGCCTCGACAACATTAAATGGTGCAATGACTGTTGCAGGAACTACATCGACTCTAACGAGTGGAACTAATTTTGATGACACCTCTGGTAAGTATTCAAAAACAGCATCAAATCTTTGGTATATTAAAATAGATGATGAGATAATGACGTATACTACAATCAGCACAAATGCTGTATCTGGACTTTCAAGAGGTGTGAATAGTACAACCGCTGCAATTCATGCTGACGGTGCAACTGTGTATCTATATCAATCACATAAAGTTCCATTTACTGAAATTAACAAGACACATACTGCAATTGCAAATATAGAAATTGACAGTTATACAGTTGCATTAACTACAACTCCTGTAACTGATGGTTCTGCCGGTACAGACGAATTCGGTGGAACTGCTGTAACAGCAACTGAAAATGCACTTATGGATCAGTTTTCAACTCTTGTTAGTTCACTGGAGCTCCCAAACACTTCTATTTCAACGGTAGCAACATTAACATCAGGTACAAGTCCAAGTGGAACACAGTCTTCATTTACGAGTGGTCGTAACAATACAACTGCTGTGCCATTAATAACATATCCATTAAATGATAATTTTAAGTTTGATGCTCCTCGTTTGATAACTTCTGCAATTAATGAAACAAATGAGTTGTCTTCTCTAAGATCATTTGAAACAAAATTGACACTAGCAACAAATTCAGCAAGGATTTCTCCTGTTATTGATACTGAAAGAATGTCTGTGATTACGGTGGCAAATAGACTGAATAATATTGATTCATCTTCTGATGTTTATCCTACTTCAGATTATGTTCCATCGACTAATCCAGAAGGAGATCAAAATTCTGCAATCTATATTACAAAACAAGTTACTCTTGATGCATTAGCAACAGGGTTAAAAGTAATTTTTGGTGCTCATAGACCTTCATCTTCTGAAATAAAACTTATGTACAAAATTTTAGGTGCTGATGAATCAGAAGATTTTGATGGTTTGTCATACAGATATTTTAACGATGATGGTTCTGCTGATACTACTATTCAACCATCATCTAATGTAAATGATTTCCAAGAATATCAATATACGGCTGGTGTTACAGATGATGGTATTGGCATACCTCTTTCTGAATTTATATCTTTTCAAATTAAAATTATTATGCAAGGAACAAACTGTGCTGAACCGCCTAGATTAAAATCACTTAGAATTCTAGCGTTAGGAACATAAAATGAAAGAAGCTTATACGCAAGTTGAGGGACATTCAGATTTAGTAAGAGATAACGCTTCTCATGCTATCATTAATCGTAATGTTGGTGCATATGAACAAGCAAGAAAACGTGCTGCATCTGCACAAAAACAAAGAGATGAAATACGAGATACGACAAGAGAGATAAATCATATTAAATCAGAAATGCATGAAATTAAACATCTTCTAAAGGAGTTAGTAGGGAATCGTTCATAACTTGGGGTTACAGTACATATAAATATGTAGAAAAGGAATATAAGTATGGCTGTCCCTACAACAAAAGCTACATTAAAAAGTTATTGCCTTAGATCACTCGGATATGGAGTTATTGATATTAATATATCCGATGATCAAGCTGATGATCGTCTAGATGAAGCACTTCAATTCTTTGCACAATATCATTACGATGGTATTGAGAAGATGTATCTTAAACATCTCATTACTTCTGATGAAGTAACCCGAGCAAGGGCTGATGCATCAACTACAGCAACTGATACTGCTGATAGTTCAATCACCGCAACTTGGAAAGAGGGAACAAACTTTATTCCAGTTCCAAGTGCTGTTGTATCTGTAGTACAAGTATTTCCATTTACTGATACTGGTGCTGGCAGCAATATGTTTGATATTCGTTATCAGTTGCGATTGAATGATCTATTTGATTTTTCTTCAACATCTGTTATTCAATATCAAATGACAATGGATAATATTGATTTGTTAGAGCATATTCTTGTTGGCGAAACACCTATTCGTTTTAACCAACACCAAAATCGTCTTTATATTGATATGGATTGGGAAAGTGATGTAACAGCTGATGTTGATTATCTTGTTATTGAATGCTATCGAAAACTAGACCCTACTACATATACAGATATTTACGATGACATTTATCTAAAGAGATATGCAACCACTCTTATCAAAAAGCAATGGGGAGCAAATCTTAGCAAGTTTAATGGTGTGGCTATGCTTGGTGGAGTAACTATGAATGGAGAGACTCTATACACTCAAGCATTAGAGGAACAAAACAAACTTGAGGAAGAAATTCAACTTGCCTTTGAGTTACCAGTAAACTATATGATTGGGTAAGTGAATGGCAGTTAACACAGCATTTCATACAAGCAATTTTACATCCATAGCAACTGAGAGAACTTTATACAGTGATCTTGTAAAAGAAGCAATTCAAATATATGGCCATGATGTTTATTACATGGACCGTACTCTTGTTGCTGAAGATACAGTATGGGGCGAAGATTCTCTTTCCAAATTTAGAACGCAGCATCCCATAGAAATGTATATGGAAGATGCTGATGGTGGATTTGCTGGTGAAAAAGAATTGATGAATCAGTTTGGTTTGCAAAATTTAAGCGAAGCAACCTTTGTTGTAAATAAAGAAAGATTTCAAGAATTAGATAGACAAGTACAAATTCAAGATGGAACAGATACTAGTTCTGGTGGTTCAATACAATTAGAAGCGGGAACCATAGACCAATCATCTTCCTCATCTATTTTGACTACGGTAAGTGGTGATAATGTTTTTTACATCATACAGGACACTGCTGCAACGGATTCTGATAGACCACAAGAAGGTGATGCAATTTATCACCCAATTCTTGATAAGATGTTTCAAGTAAATTTTGTAGATCATGATGAACCATTTTATCAATTAGATAATAATCCAGTATATAAATTAAGATGTCGTCTGTATGATTATAGCTCTGAAATTGTTGACACTGGTATTACAGAAATAGATGCAATTGAAACTGAACAATCGCAAAATGCACTTATTCATCAGTTTACTATGGAACAATCCTCAGCGGTTACAGAAGATATTCGACTAGAGATTGGTACTGATGACGATGTTTCTTCTGGGTTGTTACTTGAAGAAACAGATGGCGATAATATACTTGGTGAGAGTGACAGTACTTCTGTTGGTGAAAGTATTATTCTTGAAAAGGCTGCTGATACTGGCGATGCAGAATATCTCATACAGGAAGACTATATAGTAGGAGACTTTGACCAAGATAAGACATCACAGAACGAACTTTTTGAAGCTCAAAGTAGATCAGTTCTAGACTTTAGTGAATTAAATCCATTTGGAGATGCAGGGAGTAGCTCATAATGTTAGGAACCCAGTTTTACCATGAAACAATCCGTAAGGTTATTATTTCTTTTGGATCATTGTTCAATGATATAAGTCTTGTTCGTAAAGATAATAATGGCACTATAATACAAACTATGAAGGTTCCTCTTGCGTATGGTCCAAGAGAGAAGTTTTTAGTGCGTTTGCGTGAAGATGCTGATTTGACAAAACAGGTAGCTATTACTTTACCTCGTATTGGATTTGAAATTAAAAATCTTTCCTATGATGCTGTAAGAAAATTAAGTCGTGTACAAAAATTTAAAAAGGTTAAAGGCGCAAATACAAAGCAATTAGATACACAGTATATGCCAGTTCCATACAATTTAGATATTGAATTGTATATTATGGCAAAACAATCTGATGATGCGTTACAGATAGTAGAACAGATTCTTCCCTACTTTCAGCCTGACTATACTCTTACCATCAATGATATGTCAGATATGGGAATTAAAAAAGATGTTCCTATAATTTTGAATAGTATAGGTTATGAAGATAGTTATGATGGAGATTTTGAGTCTCGTAGAGCATTGATATATACACTGTCCTTTACTACTAAATTCTATCTATATGGGCCTGTCACTTCTAGTAAGGTTATTAAGACTGTACAAGTTGATCAATATACAGATATGCCGGATCAGTCTCCGAAACGTGAACAGAGATATAAAGTCACACCCAATCCCACAACTTCTGATGCTGATGATGATTTCGGATTTAATGAAACTATATCATTCTATCAAGATGCACAAAATTATAATCCAGAGACAGGTGAAGACGATAATAAATCATGACGACAAAAGATTCTACATTAAGACTTGATAAAGAATTAGGTGTCATAGAAAAAATAGTTCCAACTACTATACCTGAAATCATATCTATCATACCTAACACAACAGAAGTTAGTGAAGATGATATAGAGGATGACTACAAATACCAAAGAGATAATTTTTATAATTTGGTAGAAAAAGGTTCTGCTGCAATTGACGGAATACTTGAACTTGCAAAGGAAAGCGAGCATCCAAGAACTTATGAAGTTGCTGGGCAACTGATAAAGAATGTTGCTGAAGTGACAGAAAAGTTAGGTGATTTACAAGAGAAAATGCGTAAGTTAAAAGAAGTGCCAAACAATGCACCTAAGAATGTAACAAATGCATTGTTCGTTGGTTCTACTAAAGAATTACAGAAAATGTTGAAGGATAAAAGTGAGAATGGAAGTAATTGAGAATGTGAAAAGTAAAAATATGTGGCCAACAACCACTTATACTTTTACAGTTAATAATATTGATAATGAACAGATAAAAAATAAAATTATAGAGAAAGAACAAAAAGGTTTAGGTTTTCGTTTTGATCCAATACAGGGTGGTGGATGGCAAAGCAATAAAGACCTACTCGATTTAGAATTTTCTTTTTTAAAAAAATCTCTTATTACTGGCGTAAATAAAATATTGAGTCAACTTTATGTTGATAATTCTACTATTAGAATGATTAATAGTTGGGCTAACATAAGTCGAAAAGGTGAATGTACCATGCCTCATATTCATGAGGAAGCTAGTTGGTCTTGCGTTTATTATGTTACACCAACAGAGGACGCAAATCTTTATCTTAAAGACCCTAGACTATTAGAGAAGATGGATAAGTCTCATCATTATTTAAAACAACCATATGCTAATGTGATTAGAAAAAGACCATTTAACGAAGGGGAAGCAATACTACTCCCAAGTTGGTTAGAACATGGTGTTGGTGCTGGAACTAAAGATGCAACAAGAATAAGTATAGCATGTAACTTCTTAATAGAAGGTTAGAAATGGAAACATATCTAGGAAATCCTAATTTAAAGAAAGCTAATGTCGCTCAGGAGTGGACTCAAGAAGAGGTTACTGAGTATGCTAAGTGCATGAAAGACCCTCAATATTTTATTGAGTCATATATAAGAATTGTGTCTCTTGATGAAGGTCTTATTCCATTTAAACTCTACGATTTCCAAAAGGAAATGATAGGGACGTTTCATAATAATCGGTTTACTATCTGTAAACTTCCTCGGCAGTCTGGTAAATCAACTACTATCATTGCTTATTTGTTGCATTACGTTTTGTTTAATCCAAGCGTGAATGTGGCAATTCTTGCTAATAAGGCTGCCACCGCAAGAGATTTACTTGGCCGATTGCAACTTGCATACGAGAATTTACCCAAGTGGTTGCAGCAAGGAGTAATGACATGGAACAAAGGAAGTTTAGAATTAGAAAATGGTAGTAAAATATTGGCATCTTCTACTTCTGCAAGCGCTGTTCGTGGTGGGTCTTATAATATTATATTTTTGGATGAATTTGCCTACGTCCCAGCAAATGTAGCAGAACAGTTCTTTAGCTCTGTGTATCCCACAATTTCATCTGGTAAAACTACCAAGGTAATGATTGTTTCCACACCACATGGTATGAACATGTTTTACAAGTTATGGACTGATGCAGAGAATGGGAGGAACACTTATGTACCCATTGATGTTCATTGGAGTGAAATTCCAGGCAGAGATGTAGCTTGGAAAGAGGAAACAATTAAGAATACATCAGTATCACAATTCAATTCAGAATTTGAGTGCGAATTCCTTGGGTCTATTGATACATTAATATCACCACAAAAATTAAAAACTATGGCATATAAAAGTCCCTTGCAATCAAATGCTGGTTTGGATTTGTATGAAAAACCAAAAGAAGGACATACTTATGTGCTGACTGCCGACGTTTCCCGTGGAACTAAAAATGATTATTCTGCATTTTTAGTATTTGATGTGTCAGAGATGCCGTATAGAATTGTGGCAAAATATAGAGATAATGAAATCAAACCTTTGATATTTCCTTCTAAAATCTATGATATTGCTCGGGCATACAATCAAGCATTTGTATTGATTGAAGTTAATGATATAGGTGAACAAGTTGCCACTACTATGCAGTTTGATTTGGAGTATGACAACCTTATTATGGCTTCTATGCGTGGTCGAGCAGGACAAATTCTTGGTGGTGGCTTCTCAGGTGGTAGAGCTCAATTGGGTGTAAGAACTACTAAGGCAGTAAAGAGAATAGGTTGTTCTAATCTTAAACAAATGATTGAAGATAATAAGTTGATAATAGAAGATTTAGATATCATCAATGAGTTGTCTACATTTATTGTTAAGGGGCAATCTTTTGAAGCTGACGAGGGCTGCACTGATGACTTGGTGGCTTGTCTATTCATATTTGCATGGACATGTGATCAAACATACTTCAAAGAATTGACTGATATGGATATTAGACATACCATGATGAAAGAACAACAGGACGCATTAGAACAAGATATGGCACCATTCGGATTTGTTGTTACAGGATTAGAAGATGAAAATATTGGTGAAGTAATAGATGAATATGGTACTAGATGGAATCCTGTGGTGAGAGATTATGGTTCAAATTGGTGAAAAACTAAATAAATTATGAAAACAATAATTTTTATCGCAGGACTATTAAGTTTTTTAATAGCGCCTATAGCCACAAAGGCAATTGAAGATGTACGGGGGGAACCCCGGCCGGAAGTGTGGATAATGTCGATAGAAGTTTGTAAAGACTTTCCGCCTGAAGTGCAAGATGCAATAGACCGAGGTATTGTTTTTCAGCCTTGGGTTAAGGCAACACAATGTAAATGGTTTGCAGTAGGGGCTAGCGATATTATTCAAGATAATAATGAATTGAAAATTTGGTTGACATATCAAGATTGTATGGACTCTCCTATTTCTGTACCAAAAGGATTTACATTGAGGAAACAGTTCTGTCAACTAGCGAAAGAGTTATAACTAATGGTAGATGAGTAATGAAAGATACTAAATTGGTAAAAAACTAAATAAATTCAATTAAATCATTATCAATTTTGATCCAGCAATTTGAACATAGTATGATAGAATTGTCCAATAGATGAAATATTTCTTTGCGACTCTCATTACTGGTGCCAACTCGTTTTGTTAATTTTCGTATTTGAGCATTATGTGGATAGAATTTGAGACATACAGTTTCACTTTCTCCACAATGCTGACAAGACTTGTCTGCTAAAAATTCATTTAGTAAAACAATTCTTTTGCGATAATTTCTGCGAGCTACCTTCTTGATGGTGTCTTTATATTTCTCATAATGTGCGTTTGGCATGAAATTATTTATATGTTATAACACTTATAAAAAAGAGTTTTTGGAAATTGGTTTTTTATAAATATTATTGAATGATACAAAACACTCTATTTAAAGGAGTAAAAACATGAGCTTTTTAGTTTCACCTGGCGTACATGTCAGAGAGATTGACCTTACAAATGTAATTCCATCAGTCCAAACTACGATTGGTGCAATTGCTGGTCCTTGGGAAAAGGGCCCTGTGAGTTCTGTAGTCTCAGTCAGTTCAGAAGAAGAATTGGTTGCAATTTTTGGTAAACCCAAAGCTACAAGCAATCAGTTTGAAAATTGGTTTGCTGCTGCAAATTTCTTGCAATATTCAGATCATCTTAAAGTAGTTCGCTGTGAATCTGGAACACTTAATGCTGGTGCGAATAGTGGTATTCTCATTCGTGATGATGACCATTATGAAGCATCTTTCAGTACAGGACAAGGTTCGCATGGTGAGTGGTCTGCCCGTACTGCTGGTACTTGGGGTAACTCAATCGGTGTTCAGATTTGTTCTACTGCAACAGGATACGAGCAAGTGGTCGATACGTCAAATCAGTTAGTTGCCGGTGCTGCCTCGGCCGCTGCTACTTCAATTACGGTTGATAACGCAGATGAGGCGGGACATGCATTTAATGTAGGAGATATGATTTCTTTCTTTTCAGATACTTCGGCTACAGTGCCAGTTGATGAATTTAATGAGTATGAAGTAACAGCTATCAATACAACAACTAATGTATTAACAATTCGTCTAAAAGATGATCCAAATGGTGGTGGTTTGCAAAATGCTATTGCAGATAATTCGTATATAAGGCGGAAATGGAAATATCACGACTTGTTTCCAAATACCGTTGGACAATCTCAGTGGTCAAAAGACAATGGCCGTGGCATTGGTGATGAAATGCACATTGTTGTTTATGACACAACTGGCGATATTACTGGATACGATGCTGATGTTGCTGGACAGAGAACTTCTAGTGTTATAGAAATCTATGCAAGTGTGTCAAAAAGTTCAGTAGCCAAAGATGCTCAGGGTAGTAGCAATTACTATGCAGATGTAATTTTCAGAAAATCAAATTACATCTACTGGACGGATCATGTTTCTGGTGGTACAAACTGGGGTACAGATACAACTTCTACTTATACAGTTTTGCATCCAATTACAATTGATTCACTTACAGGCGGAACAGATGATCTTGCCGTATCTGCTGGTGAACTGGAACTTGCATATGATAAGTTTGCCGATACAGAGGCACATGACATCAATCTTGTAATTGGTGGTAAAGGCGGTGGAGCTGGTGATACAGCTGCTACTCAAGACACTCATGTAACAATGATTACAGCTCTTGTTGACGATAGAAAAGATTGCGTGGGATTTGTTTCTCCATATCGTTCTGCAACAGTTGGTGTTGTAAGCTCTTCGGCAACTTCTGCTAGGGCAGTCAATAATGTAAAGACGGCGTTTGATCTTTGTCCTGCATCATCTTACATGGTTTACGATAGTGCATACAAATACATGTATGATAAGTACAATGACGTATATCGTTATGTTCCATTATGCGGTGATACTGCTGGACTTTGTGCATACACAGATGGCGTTGCTGATCCTTGGTTCTCCCCAGCTGGTTATAATCGGGGTAATGTAAGAGGCGCAATCAAATTGTCAATGGACCCTAAAAAGGCAGATAGAGATATTCTTTATCAGGCAAGGGTTAATCCTGTAGTCAACTTCCCAGGCCAAGGTGTGGTTCTTTTTGGTGACAAGACTGCTCTTGCGAAACCAAGTGCGTTTGATAGAATTAACGTGCGTAGGTTGTTCTTGGTTCTAGAAAAAGCAATCGCAACTGCTGCTAAATACATGCTCTTTGAGTTTAACGATGAATTTACACGGGCTCAGTTCCGTAGTATGGTTGAACCTTTCTTGCGAGATGTTCAAGGTCGCCGAGGTATCTTCGACTTCAAGGTTGTATGTGATAGTACAAACAACACAGGCGAGGTTATTGATCGAAACGAGTTTATTGGAGACATTTACGTTAAACCTGCCAGATCAATCAACTTCATAACACTAAACTTTGTAGCAGTCCGAACTGGTGTATCGTTTAGTGAGGTAGGAGGTTAATCATGGCTCAGATAGATGACTTCAAAGCTAATCTAATCGGCGGTGGTGCTCGCGCCAATCAATATAAGGTGATTATTACTCCACCTACTGGCATAGCAATTGGACTTAATGTTCGTAGAGCTTCTTTTCTTGTAACTGGATCGAGCCTTCCTGCTCAGACTTTGGCAGAAATTGCAATTCCTTTCCGTGGAAGATCAATTTATATTGCTGGAGACAGGACTTTTGATGAAGTTTGGACAACTACTTTCATTAATGATACGGACTTTATGATCCGTAACGCGATGGAAAGATGGTCTAATGGTATCAACGATCTAGCAGAAGGAACAGGAGTTATTGCTCCATCTGATTATCAAACTGATCTAGAAGTAGAACATTTAGATCGTGATGATACAGTATTAAAGAGTTATATCTTTAGAAATGCATGGCCAACAACAATTTCAGCAATTGAACTTACAAATGAGGCTGCTGGTGCCATAGAGACTTTTGATGTAACTTGGAGATATCAACACTTTGAGGCTTCCGGCGTAAACTTCTAATTTGATACCTACTAAATAGTAATAACTGGTAGGGAGATATTATGGCAGAACTTTTTGGGTTCAGTATACAACGAGCAACTAGGGATTCGGGTGGGGAAAGAACATTCTCCACCCCTACTCCTGATGATGGTACTATTGATGTTGCTGGTGGTGGTTTCTTTGGACAAATCCTAGACACAGATGGTAGAGAACGAACCGACTTAGATTTAATTCGGCGGTATCGTGATATGGCTCAACATGCAGAATGTGATACTGCTATTGACGATATCGTGAATGAAGGCATTGTTTCTAACCAAAATGATCAAGCAGTAGCAATATCTTTAGATCGTTTACCTTATCCAGATAAAATTAAAAGAAAAATCAGGGCAGAATTTGATGAAGTTTTACGTCTTTTAAACTTTGAGCAAAAGGGCCATGATGTTTTTAGACGGTGGTATGTAGATGGCAGAATCTACTATCATAAAATTATTGACACAAAAAATCCAAGAAAAGGAATTACAGAATTAAGATATATTGATTCAGTGAAAATCAAAAAAGTTAGAGAAGTTAAAAAAGGTGTTGATTCCAAAACTGGGATTGAGATGACTGAAAAGATTGATGAATATTTTATATATAATGAAAAAGGATTAAATCCTGCTGGTATAGGAGGCGGCGGCCAGGGGATAAAGATATCTAAAGATTCAATTACTTATGTACCTTCTGGTTTGATTGATGGTAATAGTGGTAGAGTAGTTTCTTATTTACATAAAGCTATAAAA